AAAGAAAACGAGAGATCTTGTAAAAGCTATTGCAAATAAACGGTTAAACTTCAACGACCTCAACTTCCTTCCAGAAGGACAGGCAGTCGAGGGATATGAAATGTTCCCTGGACGTGGACGCTTCAATCCTTCTGAGGATTATGACTTTACTATTGGTCGCCCTGCAACTCCCAACTTTCCAGAGCAGCAACCCGATTTCAATCCAACGTGGAATACCTTATATATGTCAAGTCCTGTCATTCCCCCTGGTGACAAGAGTAAAAATCCTTTCCCAAGGGAGGGAAATATTGATCCCAATGGCTATTTAATGGAGATGATGGAACAAGGTTTAAGTACAGTTATTACACCATTCCCTGATCTTATTAGCGAGAACCCGCAATCCTCTCCTTCCATTTAAATTAAACAAATTAAAATAAAACATATATAGGTCAGTGATATGAATCCGTTTACGCGCCTGCTTCAGTACGTATCCAAGAACAAAGATCTGGTTGGTAACGTTGCTGCTGGCAGTGCGCTATCGGCGGGTTTTGGGATGATGGCTGGCGGTCCTGGAGTAGGACTTGCCTATGGCCTGGGCGATCTTGCAACAGCTCTTCCGTTGACGGCAGCAGCACGTAAGCTTCGGCCAGCCAAAAGCCGTCGCGTTGAAGTTGCTCCAGGAAAGTTCGAAGAAGAACTCGTACCATCACGCCTGGAGGCTGCAGCAAACCTTGGCGGTTCCTTGGTTTCACCGTTTGCAACAGAAGCAGTACTTGGCGGTTTACTGCCTCAACCACAAGCTGTTCCAACGCAGGTTTCGCAAGAGCAGCAAATCATGCAGCAGATGATGCAACGTCAAGGCATTAATAACTTAGAAGTTCCGCAAGCTGTTGCTCCTGGCACCCAGTTCCAAGCTCAAGGTATTGAACAAACGTTCCTTGATAACTATCGCCAGCAAGTAACCAAGATGCTTCCCAATCTTCCCCCTGGTTATGTGGAAGAGATGATTGCAATGGGTGGGGCAGTCTAATGAATCCCCTTAATTTTTTAAAAGAATATAAACGTGGTTTTAAAAAGGCTGATGTCGTTCAAATTCGCATGGCACGCCCTCGGTCTGAAGGTGGCCTAGGGCTTGGGTATGGAGAAAGTGTTTTAGACCCACGTTTTAAAGCGAAAATTGCAGCTAAAGGAGTTTCTGCCCGTGAAACGCCAGCACAATTTCTTGGCGCGTACACATCAAGGATGTTAATTGACGTAGGTAATGACGGCACACGCACTTATTGGTGGCGCTGGAATCATCCTCTTGCCATTGCACAACGAGTTGCAGAGGTTGGTGTACAAGAGATTGATACCCCAACTGGCCGCAGTATTGCTGGCTTATCAATTGCTATCCCAGCTGTTGCGTCTGCTGGTACTTACGACATTACCAATGTTGGTCAAGCATTTAGGCCAGAAGGATACGCCCAAAGTTATTCTGAACCTGGAACCGACGACCGTAGAGAGACGCAACAACCAGTACAAGAAGTTATCGAACGCTTTTTCTTGGGACGAACTGGTGACCCCTTAAAATATGCAACTGCTAAAGAAGAAATTCCTGATTTAACGCCAGAGCGTTACAGCAATTACCTTAACTTCCTTTACAACGACAAAGGCTTGTTAGGACTTGGTATTGCTAAAGGCACTATGGAAAATCTTCAGGGGCATCCAGAGGCTCGTGTCTTGGGCTTCCCAGTTTCAATTCCAATGGTAGGTGGTTTTGTTGCTGGTACAGCAGGAGCAAAGATTGCGGCATCTGGGGGAGGCACCCCCAAGCAACGTGCAATCCGTGGTGCAATTGGTGGCGCGGTTGGCTCTCTCTTAGGTGTGGCAACCGGTAATACTGCCAACGAAATGATTGCAGCTGGTAACCGACCTCAGTTACCAACAACTGCAGAATATGGAATAATTCAGTGATAGAATTTGTGTAGTAAAAAATATTTAATAATTTAATGGCGTCGGAACGTATCCCCCAAGGCGGTCAACTTGCTGTTTATGATCCCCTTGTTGCCACTCAGGGTTACCTCCGGGACCCTCGCGCCTCTTACGCTGCTTACGGCCAACAGTTTCTTGGTGATTTTGTAGCCAATTTACAAGGCGTGGGTCAGTACATTAAAGATAAACCTTTACGCGCTGGCATCAAAGGCGGCTTAGCCGGTGGGGCCTTAATGGCAATCCCTTCTCTGATAGAAGGTCGTCCTGCTGAAGCATTTGGCGGCCTCGCGGGTTCTACCGCTGGTGGCGCTGCTGGCGCAGCTCTTGGTTCCGCACTCCTTCCTGGTGTTGGCACTGTTATTGGCGGCCTTGCTGGCTCTGCCCTAGGCGGCATACTCGGCGGCAACGTAGCTGAGACCGCGGTTTCTGCATACACCGGTAAACCTCCAACGGGTAAGACGGGTACCGAGATTCCGCAACCCCCGCGTTCCATTGAAACACCCCTGGGACGCATCAACCTGAATGAAGCGGCATCGATGGAAGATGCCATGAACCGTAATCAAAAGCGTCAGCTTGATTATTACGGCACCATGATGGGAATGACCACGTCCAATCTGAAGGACCTGACTCAGTTCCAGAACGATCAAGAAATCAATATGCAAAAAGCAATGCTTCCGATTACCACGAAGCTTGCTAACGATCAGCTGACCCGTGCACAGGCACTGATCAATACCCAGAACAACGCTTACATCCAACAGATGACTGTTGGTGCACAAGCCAACCTTGCCCTTGGCGCACAGCGTGAGCGTGGTGCCACGATGCGTCAAGCCCTGGCCACCAACCCATATGTGGTTGCCCTTGGTGCGCCCAACATTTCTATTAGCTGAGGCATAAACCCATGGCAGATCCTTCTTTATTTGGTAATTATTTTTCTTCCGCTTCTGGCATGGGTAATCCAGCAACACCTCAAGCTGGAGCCTATGATCCATGGGAGCAAGACATTCTTAAGAAGATGAGTCCAGATGTTGCTGGCGCCATCATGCTCAATAAAAAGCGCGAGGATGTTTATAACGATCCCACGCGTTTCGGCGAACTCCTCAATGTCATGAAAGAGTTTCGCGCAGAAGAAGCGGCTAATGCCGCAAAGATCCAGGCTGAACGTGATAAGCGCGCATTCCAATACAATTTAATTGCAAGTATCCCACAGACAATCAACCAGGTCAGCAGCAACCTGGCACAGATGACATATAACGCACCACGTCTTCAGATTCTTGCTGGCATCCCTGATCAAATTCGTGCCGCTTATGGTTCCATGCCAGCAATTAATGTTGCTCGCACCAGAGGCTTTAGTTAGTACTGACATATAATTAAGCCATGGCAGGATCTTTTTCTTTCGGTAGATCTTTAAGCAGTATTCCAAATACTAGCTTTTTGAATGTATCGTCCCCAATTTCCTCGGCAGCGCCAGGAGCAAGTGCTGCGTATCAACAAGCTATCTCTCAACCTACAGGAGCTTCAGGCGTGGATCCCTTTTCAATTGGCGCAGCAGTCTTAGCTCCCGTCATTGGCGGGATCTTTGGTCAAAGTGCAGCAGAAAAACAAGCAGCTGCTACAGAAAGGGCTGCTGAAATCTCAAGGGCAGCCACAGAGAAAGCAGCAAAAATTGGTGCCAAGGCTCAAATCGCTGGCCAACTCGGTGGTTTTGGTCTCGACTACCTTACCTCTCGCTATGAAGGAGGCGCTGGTGGCGCGTTGAACCGTATTAACGCTGCTCGTGATTATGTCCAACGAGCAAACATTGAAGCAAACAATCCCTCTGTCGTAGCTTTGCGTTCCGTGGAGCGCTACGAAGATCGCTTGCGTGGTGCTATGCCAGGCTTTACGCCACCTTCTGCTTTGTTTGTGTGATTTAAAATAAAACAATATCGAGTTTGACATGGCGGGCAACAACTTTTTTGATTACTTAAATCAAAAATCCTCGGGAGATTCAGAGGTTTCGGATCGTCTTGGAGCAATTGAAAAAGCATTGGGGATTACAGAAGCATCCCCCTTTAGTGGCGCCATAGGTTCGCAACCAACAAAAGAAAAAAATAAAGGTGGCGGTTTAGGTACAAAGAAATTAAACAAGCTTGGTAATATTCCGATTAAGCAAATTCAAAAAACAGAAGCGGAAATCAAACGCACTGCACCTGATTACGCTAAGTTTTTAGCGGAGCAAATTGGACGTGGTGAGCGCAGTCCCATAGAAGCGTCCGACTTATACGCAGACTTTGGCCTTGCATACGGTATCCCAGATGCGTTCAAGACTGCTTCAACTCTCGGAAGCATGACCATGGGAGCAGCTCCAACAGGAGCTGTTGAGCGTTATCGCCCATTTCAACAATTTGCAGCTAAACAATTAGGTATTAACCTTTCGGAAGAAGATATCAAATCAACAGAAGCGGCAGCGCGGGCTCTTGGTAAAACAAGCCCAGAAGCGTTCTCTCAATTCTTGGGACAAGCAATGCTTACCTCTCCAGAATATATTCGTAAAACACCTTTGGCTTTTGCTGCAAACCTTCCTTACGGCGGTCAGTACGGTGTTGGCTATTCGCTGCCAGATGGCACTCAAACCGGTACCTTTAGGTTTAAACCACCGTCCACTGTTAATTACAGTTGATTCCTAATCTTATACTAATTATTAATAAGGCAAATAAACATGGCAGGCGCACTTGAGTCTTTTTTTCAACAACAACGTAAAAGAGGCGTTCAGTTAGCTGGTGCGCCTAAAAAACAATTAACAAAGGCGATCCAGCAAAAGGGTAAAGCTGGTCAAGGCAAAAAGATTACTGCACAGGAACTTGCCAAGGGTCGGCAAGCTTATGCCAAAACAGGTGGACAAGATTATCTTGCAACCATTGGTCGTACCTACAAGCCCACGCAACTTTCCAAACAAGTACAAGGCAAACTCAAAAAAGCTGGCTTTGCAAAAGACGAATCTGGCTATTACACAAAACAAGGTGCAGTTACCGGAAGCATTTTAGATAAAGCACTATCTGCTGGATATGATCCACAGGATGTTCGTTCTTATTTGGCAGGGTCGTTTGCCCAGAATGAACTAGATGACCAGATTGCCAAGTTCTTAGGAGAAGGCGGTCAGTATAAGTTAGATACAGGAACAGGTCGTTGGGCAAAACAAGAATTAATACCTGACGATAAAAAAATTCCAGATCCAAACGACGTGAAGAACAATAATGGTATTTACTCAGGAATTAATCCTGATGAATTATCTGGTAATACCATAGCAGAAATCCTGTACGCTACCGCTGTTGATCCAACCAAAATAGATGCAAAATCCAGGGAGCGCCTGGGAATCTTGCAAGCAGGTACGAGCGCATTCTTGGGTAAACTTCAAGCAGGCTCCGGACAAAGTTTGGGACGCATGCAGGCAGCTTCTGCTGAACGTCTTGGACGACTTCAGGCAGCTACTGAGCAGAACTTAGGTGCTCTGCAAGCTGGCTCAGCCCAAAGCTTAGGTCGCATGCAAACCGCTTCCTCTGAACGTCTTGCTCGTCTGAATGCACAAGCAGAAAAAGACCTTGCTCGTTCACAGCAAGCCGCAGCGTTACTTGGACAAAAGATGGGATATGGCACCGAGTACGATATTGCAAAAATGAATCGCCTCGCTGGTCTTCAGCAAGCAAATATTCAACAGGCCACAAGTCTGTACAATCTTATTCCTGCTGCCTTTTAAATCGTCCTGATATAATTAATTCAGAAAACATGAACTTTGGCACTCCTCCTGTTAAACCGGAAATATTTGCCGGATCTCCTTTTGATGTACAAGGGTTTAAAAATCTTTTAAATACTTTAAAACAGTCAAAAGCAGACCAGGAGAACAAAGCAAAACCTTTAGACATACCTGAGGAGTAGATATGGCAGCAAAAGGAGGTGGCGGCAACAAAGGCGGCGGGTCTAAGCCAGCACCTGCGCCTGCACCAAGGCCAGCACCTGCGCCTGCACCAAGGCCAGCACCTGCGCCTGCACCAAGGCCAGCACCTGCTCCGGCACCCAGGCCAGCACCTTCTCCGGCACCCAGGCCAGCACCTTCTCCAGCACCCAGGCCAGCACCTTCTCCAGCACCTGCTCCGGCACCCAGGCCAGCACCTTCTCCAGCACCGGCACCTAGACCTGCTCCAGCGCCTGCTCCGGCACCCAGGCCAGCACCGGCACCTTCGCCTGCTCCGGCTCCGAGGCCTACGCCAACACCTCAAGTAGCCGCACGTCAGGCTACTGTTTCTGCGCCTCAGCAAAAAGAACAACAAAAGAACCAACAGCAACAACAACGTCAAGCTGCTGTCAATATTGCTGCGGCTGCGAGTAATCGCACGCAGCAAGATAACAAACCTGGTCAACAAGATAAAAGGCCTGCCCAACAACCCAATAAGCCTGCCCAACAACCCAATAAGCCTGGTCAGCAAGTCAATAAGCCTGGTCAGCAAGTCAATAAGCCTGGTCAGCAAGTCAATAAGCCTGGTCAGCAAAATCAGTCAAACCGTGTTGCCGATTTAACTAAGAAAGCAAAAGATTTAATTGCGTCAGCTGGCCCACAAGGACTTGCAGATCCTGGAAAGTTCAAAGACGTTCTTGGCAAGTTAAAAGATCTCGGCAAAGATACTCGCGTAGAAAATTTACGGACTCAAAAAACAAGTGCAATTACAGCTGCAAAAGATAAACTGGCAGGCGATACTAAACAAGGAGACGATACTAAACAAGGAGACGATACTAAACAAGGAGACGATATTAAAACAGGGCTTACCCAAGAAGATTTAGATGCTGCTGTTCAAAATGCTTTAGCTGGAATCAAACCAGGATTATCGCAAGAAGATCTTGATAAAGCTTTAGCTAATTTTGCTTCGTCTTTAACACCACCTGAAACAACTCAAACAGGCGACACAGGTGAATGGTCTTCACAGTTTGGCGACTTAATAAACCAATGGGGTGAAGGACTTTCCGGCACCCTTGGAGATTGGAAATCTCAATTTGAGGAGGATAGGGCGTCTGCCGACGAAAGATACGCTGAGGATATGGCTAATTTCCAAAAGGGACTTTCTGAGACCCTTGGATCCTGGAGCCAGCAGTTTGCCGAAGACATGGCAGCTGGAAAACAATCTTTTGCCGAAGATACAGCTAGAGCCCAGCAAAACTATTCTCAAGATTTAAATACATGGCTTGATCAGTACAAGACTGAGCAAGCTGGACGCGCGTCTGATTATCAAGCAATGCTTCAAGACAGCGCTTCTCAGGAAGGACTTTTTGACCCGAATCAATTCCGCAGTCTACTGGGTGAGCTAGAATCTTCCAAGAAACGACAAAAGGAATGGAATGAGCAATCAGCAAAAGCAGCGTATAAGTATTAAAAACGAAAGCACCGTTGACAGCGGTGCTTTTGAAGATTGGTTTGTTGAACAGCAAGAGGATGTTCAAGAATCTTTTCATGCATTTGCTGGTGACAATTATTCTTTTATTGAGTGTTTCCTCTACGCTAGATTCCTTGGCTATGTAGGAAATATTCTTGCGTGTGAAGCTTGGGTTAAAAAGCACTATCCCAAGCCTGATCACCGAAAGACTCTTCTTATTGAAATCGAAGAGATGCGGGAAGATATCCGCAAACTTCGTGATGATATTGAGAATTGTGCCGTTAAACGAGATGCAGGTGTTGCGCGTATTGCCTCAATGCAAAAAGAATTACGCGGCACCATCCATCAAGTTGAACAGTACACATCCGCCAAAGATCGCAAGGGCTTATTAATGGCTGGAGCTGATCGCGCTATTCGTGAGTTAATGTTTATTTTTAAAGACGATCCCATTGAAGCTCCTTTGCACGAAGCAAGCATGAGCGTTTGGGCTCGTATGCAACTAGAAGAATAACCAACGCTTAAAATAAAGAAAAACATTTGTTATGGCCAAAGGTAAAATGCCTCCTCAACTTCTTGAACACTTCAAGAAGAAAGAAGCAAAAAAAGAAGATGGCACGGAGATGAACGACAAGGAAAAACGTCGCGCTGCTTTGGATAAAGCTCGTCAATACCAAAATAAAAAACGTAAGAACAAAGGAGAATAAGTTAGTATTCAGTAACTGGTTGAATACTTCTCGTGCCTTCTTATCTTCATCTGGCTTATCGCAGGAATGCACGCGCTGCTTCTAAAAACTATCAGATTAAGCCAAACAAAAATCTTGAAGATTTAAAAAAAGCACGAGAAGATTTTGGTTTCTTTTGTGAATACGTAGCCGATAAACCTCCTGCGCAGCATCATAAGGATTGGCATCGGCACTTTGTCACGGAAGAGAATAGCAGTTGCCTTCTACGTATCGCCGGCCCCAATGTAGACCTACTTGCTCCCCGTGGTTCTGCCAAGAGTACGGTTCTTGGCCTACTGACCGCCTGGGCTATTGGTATCCACACCCAAGCTAAGCGCCCTCTTCAGATTCTTTATCTGTCTTATACGGTTGATATTGCACGTTCTAAGTCCGCAACCATCAAACGTATTATTGAGAGCAAACGATATCAAGAAGTATTTCCAGAAGTTCGCCTTCTGAAAAACGTCACCAGCAATGAGTACTGGTCAATTGATCATAAGTTCGCTGGTATTGACGTGACCGGTGATGAACAATTTACACTCTGCGCAGCAGGTCTAAAAGGTTCGGTGACCTCCAAGCGTTCCCACCTCGTCATGATTGATGACGCGATCAAATCTGCAGCGGACATTTCCAACCCTGACATCAGGAAGATGATGCAGGACAACTGGAATGCGGTGATCGCACCGACCATGTTTGAAGGAGGACGAGCTATTTGTCTTGGTACTCGCTTCAGACACGATGACATTCATGCCACCACATTCAACGAACAAAACAACTGGACTCAGATTGTTCTTTCTGCAATCACCAATGATCCCAAGACTGGTGACGAGCTTTCCTACTGGCCCGATATGTGGTCGTTGGATTACCTGAAGGAAAAGAAACGGCAAGCACCTA